TCACATGCTGTGTCACGCTGGTGGGCTCTTTGTTGGAGACAAACCCAATACCAGAACCACGCTGTCGCTGTTCGATTACTTTTTCCAAGCCATCAAATGCGCCACCTGCAATGAATAAAATATTGCTGGTGTCAATTTCCACTGTTTCAATTGCTGGATGTTTTTTGCTACCATTCATTGTGACACGGCACTTGGTGCCTTCTACCATTTTGAGTAGTGCTTGCTGTACACCTTCGCCTGATACATCACGAGTGATGCTTGCACTTTCGCCTTTGCGGCTGATCTTGTCTATCTCGTCAATGAAAACAATGCCCTGCTGGCATCGTTCTATGTCATTATCTGCTTCAGAAAGCAGTCGCCCTATCAGGCTTTCGACGTCTTCGCCCACATAACCAGCCTGGGTAAGGGTAGTGGCATCTGCAATAACAAAAGGCACATTGAGATAACGTGCTACACTTTTGGCCAGCAAAGTTTTGCCACAGCCACTGGGACCAAACATCAACAGATTGCTTTTTTCTAATTCAATTTTGGGTTTGAAGAACACTCGCTTGTAGTGATTGACCACTGCAACACTCAGTGCCATCTTTGCGATGTCTTGGCCAATCACATAGTTGTCCAGATACCGTTTGACCTTTTGCGGATCCAGCACTCGGTTTACCTTGCGGTCTGTTTTGATATTGTCAATGCGCTCTTTGTCTAGAATATTGGCACACAGCTCAATACATTCATTACAAATAGCGGCTTCGTTTGCTACAATGAGCTTGTGGACTTCGCTACGGGCTTTGCCGCAGAAGTCACAACTCATATGATGTACATGTGGATCAGTTGCCATATCGTGTCACGAACCAATCCATCACACCTGCGATCTTTTGATCGTTGCCTAAAAATGTCTTGTCACCATAGTACCAAACATTAGGTGCTTTGATAAGATCTCGCTTGATGTGATCAACTGCGCTGGATGCAATGTTCATAATTATGTTGTCAGATTTGTTTATGGCGCCGGCCAGCCATGTTTCATTTAGAAAAATATCACTGTACAAGTAGATGTTGAGACTGACTGATGCAGTCTTGCACCAGATGGCCACGCTGTCTATATCGTTCCAGTCAGCATCAATGATCAGCACTGATGGAAATGTGTCAGTGACTGCTGATGGTGGTGTGATAAAGTTACTGTAGGGTTCTGCCATTGTTCTTCAGGAACTGTTCGATTTCCGTGCGTTCAGCATCATTCACATCATCGATGTCATATTCGCCGCTTTGGATTTTGTCAATTAGATGTTCAATGTAAGCTGAGTTGTATGCCAGTCGATCGTTTGACTCTTTGTCAATTTCAATCCACTTGTTGTTGTTCCACTTGAACAAACGATTTGGCAAGTAATCTGTTCTCAGGAACACGTCACCTTTGTTTGGATTGTCTGGAAATTCAGTACCAAAGTCTGCACGACCTTCAGTTGAATCAGTCACCGGTTGTGTGTACTTTGCAAAGTAACGTTGTTCAAATCCTAAGTCTGGATTTGGATCAGTTGCTTCTGACTCTGCTACTTGTTCAACAACAACTGGTTCTGGCTCAGCTACTACTTCTTCAACTGTGACATCAGGGGGAGGAGGAATTTGTGCTTGCAATTCGTTTAGGCGATTGTTGCGTTCTGCGGCCAGTGCAATAGCCGCTTGTAAATCTGCTTGTAGCTGATCAACCCACCCATTTAGTTTGTCAATCTCTTGGTCGCGCTTGTTGATGTCTATGCGTAGTCTAGCCGCATTGTTGCCAGCATCTACTAGATCTTTTTGTGTCTTGGAGTTGAGTTGTGCTAGAGTCTGGTTGGTTGAACTTGCCGCATCGTATGCACTTTTCAAATCAGCCTTGAGTTGTTCACTTTGTTGTAGTTGTGTTTCTAGTTCTGCTTTACGAGCTTGTCCATCTGCCAATTGTGTAGAGTATATTATTAACTCGTTGGCCAAGGTATCTAGCAGTTCTTGCTGTTGTTGCGCTTCTGCTTGCAACCGTGTTTCTTCAGCTCTTGATTGTTCCAGGCTTGCCAGTACCGCATCAACATCGAGTTCCGTTTCTAATTCTGCCAGTTGTGCATTGCCTTCGGCGGCCACACGTTCTGCTTCTTCTTGATCCAGAGCCTTGGCAATCATCCGGCCACGCCAGAAGAAGTTTTCAACTGCTTGCATTTCTTGAGCTTCACGTTGTTCTTCTGTGAGTGGATGCTCTGTGGGTTCCGGTTCCTCAACAACAGGCTCGGTAGGGGTGGGCTCGACAGCAACACTCTGAACTGTGGGCTCAGCGTCAACTACCGCGGGCTCGCTCACTTCCGTTTTTTCATCTACAGGCCGGTCTTCTTCATCATGTATCCATCCGCCCTTGCCCTTGCGAGCCCATTCTAATTGTTTGTTGGCGGCAAGAATAAGTGTGAGTGCCAGTGGGTCAAACACAACTACAATTAAAATAATAACCCAACGCACAGCGGCTTCCAGCATGTTCTGGCTGGCCGCATCGCCATATATTAACGCCGCGATGTATTTGATAGGCCCAACTTCTGCCTCCACTTTTCGGAACTCAGCACGTAGTGGCGCGACTTCTTCACCAAGGGAGGTAATAGTTTTCTGTTCGGCTTGAATCTCAGATTGAAGGCGGACACGTTCTTTCTGCTGTGCTCTTCGGATTGCAACAGCTTTATCGGCACCTTTTTCATCACTGCTTCGACCCATAACTTGGTCCACAGCTTCATCCATTTGTTTAAGCGCCTTCCGGTTCGCATCAATATTGTCCTTTGAGATTCGAATTTTTTCGTCATAGATAGCAACTCGAGCCATTGCATCACCTGACACAAGACTTTGGTCACCGTGTGCTTTGCTAAGGAAGCCAAAGATACCCATGCTTGTGAGTAGCATGAGGAACACAATAGCAGGCACCAGGTACAGTTTGAATGCGTAGCCAACTCGCTTCCAGTTGTTGTGCAACCAAACAGTTGCTACGATTTTACCTGCTTCCAGCGCACCGCCCATGATCATCACAGGCACAACAGCAGCCGCAAAGATGGCAGTAAGCCCCACAACAGAGTACCAAGCGGCAATGGCCGAAATTATTACAGAGATGAATAGTATGAAGTATCCGAAGATCATAGATGTATTTAACCTAGTTTTTACTAGACTAGTATAAGCGATTCCGTTTGAAATTGCAACGGGTTTAACTACCAAAAAGAATACCGTAGGCCAGTTGCTGGCTACGAGTGGTATTGACGTTTTCACCGTTTAGTAGCAAGGTGCCAATCACATTGGTGTTTCCAGTTTGCGTAAAGTTGCCAACTAAATTGAGGTTACCAGTGGTGTTGATGTTGCCGGTTGTGTTTAGATTACCTGTAGTGGTAAGATTACCAGTTAATCTAATGTTTCCACTTGAAAAATTTGTAGCAAGGAATGTGGTGCTTGCACCAGTAATGCCTATTAGGCTACCACCAGTTACAGTCAAATTTGAACTGCCTAGATTGCTGAACACAGGATTGGCAATAATGTTGCCGCTCACAATGAGATTGCCAGCAGTGGTAATATTACCGCTTACACTTAATCCTGTTGATATGCCGTAATCTTTTTGACTCATTGATAATCCTTAGACCCAAGGTCTGTTTTTGTTAGTCTAGGTCAAGTATGCTCATTGAGCTGGCAGCAACAGCGGCGGCTGCTACTTTGTTTCCACTTTTGAAGTTGAAGATCATTGTGGTGTTGGCCGGAACAATAAAACCATTGGCTGTGGTCACACCCGGTGCTGTGCCAAATTGTACAGAATGAGCCAGGTTACCCGTGGTGATCAGTATGCGTCGACTGGTAAAAGCATTGCTAACTGAAACAGTCGAACTGGTTGCCAAGGTCTGGAACTTGACCGTATCGGTGCCTTCAATCGTTTGTATCGTGTAATATTGACTCATTTGTTTTTCCTTTATAATGGGCTTGCTATCTAGTATTTATTGACTTTGACCCGGTGTTGTGTTATAGTGTTTTATGAACATCCAAACCTTACCCACCCTGCTGGAATCAGCTGAAATCACCTGCCCAAGTTCGGGCAATCAACGTGTGTACGCTGATCTTTTAGAAGAAAGTGCTTGTGCCATTGCACAGGATCAATTTGCAGAACAGTATCGCAAGTCACGGTCAGTCAAGAGCACAGAGGATTTTGCCTTGGTTGAAAACGGACGCACCATTTACATTGATGTGAAAACTCGTCAGTTGGGCACGGATCTAAACATGCCCAACATGATCAGTGTGGACAAGCTGAACAAACTGCTGGATGACGCTGACACAGAATTGTACTATTGGATGATTGACTATGAAGTGCGGGCAGATGGATCTGCACAGGTCCGGCACACCGAAATGCGAGCTGTGTGGGACTTGCCCTGGTCAGCTCTGGCCATTCAAAATCTTGGACTAGGGCAGTTGCAGATTGCCAACTGGTCAGCAATGAGTCAACCCGGTTTGCCACGAGCGGACTGGCATGCACAACTCAAATTAGAAATGCACAAATTTTATACAAAACAAGCACAAAAGTTCCTGGATTTGGCCAGCAAAATCTAGCAAAAAACTGTTGCAAAAATGTAACACTTTTGTACTACTTTTTGACCCGCATAAACACTAGGTTAGTGCCCACTAACTTAGCAAAAAAGCATCCAAAAAACGGTTGACCAAAAAGCCCATTTCGGCTATAATAATAACATGAACTTACAAAAGCCCACCCGCAAAAGACGCCAAGATACTAACCATGCTGTTTACTGTATCACCAATACAGTGACAGGTGAGCAGTACATTGGTATTACCGTGTGCGGTGGCTCAGTTCGCAAGGCACTCAAAGTGCGTGTCCAAAAACACGTTCGCCGTGCTGTTACAGAAAACAAAGATTGGAACCTGTGCAAGAGCATCCGTGAATACGGTACACTGGCTCACACTTACGGGCTGGTAGAAATCATCCGCGGACGCAAGCCTGCTCATGCACGTGAGCGTGAATTGATCCGTACTTACAACCCAACTCTCAACTCACACTAAGGAGATATCATGTTTGCAGTAGACGCAAAAAAGATAGCCGAAAAGTTCACCCGCCATGGCGGTGCATTTGATCGCGGTAGTGCAGACAGCTACTACCATCGTCCTGCCCGTCCGCATTACTTTGCAGGTGATACCTATGCAAGTGATCCTATCACTGCTGAACCAGGTACTGCTGAATACGAAGCCTACATGGCAGGCTATGACTACAACGAACAGTATGGCGACAAAAAGGATTGGGGTTAATATGGCTTATACCGTTTTCAAACACAACCAAGAATACGGCCCTCGCAAGGGGCTGGAAGGTCCGTTCCATTATCCAAATGGGCGGGTGTTGTACTACGATGCTCGGGCAGGCGAGTACTGGGATCCACGCACCGACTTCTATGTGGAGCGCGAGGAAGTTGACATGCTACATTGCATGACCGTTGAACTACTGAGGGCTTGATAATGGATATCGAAATTCGCGGACTTAGCACAAAACAAATGGCCTTGGCTGACATCATGTGGGATCTGCAGGAACGTGCGGCAGTAGAAGCATTTGTTGCCACCTTGCCGCCTGCTCAACAACGTGATTGTCGTACAATCATTGAACTCATGCAGTTGGCATTTGCAGACGAAATCACAGACACAACAGAAGCACAAGAATTGCTTGCACAGTTTTAGGTGGTGGTTGGCAGTTGCTTTGGCCCTCTTCGGAGGGCTTTTTTTTGGCTAGTGTACGATGTCGTTGCCGTCAAAGTCCAGTGAGTTGATATCTGCGATGCCCAGCAGTTTGAGAATTTTTTTAACTATAGGTGGTGGATCTAACAAGAACTCATCTGGAGTAAACAAGTGCTTGAGTTCACCATCAGGACCAATTATAAAACCATAGTCCTCTTCGCCGATTTCATCTAACTCAATCTCTTCTTGATCTTGTTCTAGCTCTTGAATTTGTTTTGTCATATTCGATCTCCAGTCGACGTAAGTATTTACTGATTTGTTTGTGTAATTTTAACACTACTGATTGATCAGTGTCAAAGGTACTGGAGTAAACCTTGTACATAAGAATGTCATTTAGTTTAGCTTGATCAAGTTCAAAACAGTCGTGCCGTTCTGCCAGCTCTGCGGCAATGGTAAAACCGTAGGCTTCGATCTCATCACTGGCACCAAGGTATTCTTGTTCTGCACGTTTGGCAGGGTCAGTGTCCTGGCTCTTGTACTTGCGTACTCGCTTCTTGCGTTGATGTTGTTCCCTGTGTACAAATTCATGGCCAACACATTCTGCCACATCAAAGCACACTTGAGCCCAGTTGAGTTTTGCAAGGTCTATGTGCTGTTGGTCAGGGTGATACACGATTGACAGTTCAATACAAGGCTCACCTTCTCTATCAAGATAGCTGTCGTAGAGTCCACCAACACTTATTGTGTCAAAATCAACCACAGGACTCCTGCGTGTGTACAGTCGTACCTGTGGTATCTTTATGCCCTTGCGAATGATATCAGTCAGCTCGCTGGCCGGTATCACCTGGCTAAGTTGTTGCAGTTTCAGTAACCTTTCAAGCAAGGTAAGAAACATGCTACTCCATCACTTGAAGATCATTAGTGCCATCAACACAGCTTGTATTGCAAAGCCAAGTCCGATGGTAATAATGTTTAAGCCGTCTTTGAGAATTGTTGCTCTAGCAAACAATAGTAGAAGTCCTGCCCACATGAACAATACCATGTCCACAGGTGGCATGCGATCGCTCAGGCCTGCCGCTGTGGCAATCAAGGTAGGAATGGTTGCCATGTGGATCAAGATGGCCGCAAACCAACCCAGTGTGTCGGCACTGAGTCTAGCAAAGTTTTCGCTGAACCAGTTCTGTATCCAGCTACGGAATCCGTCGTAGTCAATGTGACCTTGTGCGTCTTTGATTTTGAAGTTCATGTTTGTCCTCAATTGATTTTAGCTTTGTTGTCTGAATAAAAGATATGGCGGCCAATTGTGGCTATCTTTTCCTTACCCCATTTTGGACTTACATAGTCTGCGTGATAGTACATTGCATCCTTGAGTCCGTCCAAACGGAATCCTTCTAACAGTACCTTTTTGGCCACTGCCATGCTTTCGTTGAAAGCCGCAGTGTTGGTTGGTTTACGTAGTGCTGGTTGACTGCAATACCAACTGAACTGACAGATTGTGTTGCCATAAACAGCATTCTTTTGATACACTACTCCGCACACGTCATCTGGAAATTTACCAGACTCCATGCGGTTGAGCGTGACCTGTGCCACAGCTACTTTACCTTCAAAGGGCTCATACCCTGCTTCGTAGTAAATGTTTTGTGCCAGGCATTTTAGTTCGCGCTCGCGATCAGCCGCGGTAACAAACGTGGTTGGGTTGCTTGCGTTTTGGGCTCGCAAGTAATCCATCTTGGCCTGGGTGACTTTGGAAGCTACCATAAATGCAAGCACGAAGCCTGTCACTATAAATGCCAAGCGGATCAATGCTCCTGTAAACACCCGGGGTGTTCCTTGGGCGAGATTTTTCATATATTTCTCCTTTCAATTCACGGATCGTTAAATCCGTAGTTCTATTTACGGACTCAATTGTACACTAATAATACACTATATGTCGGTGCTTGTCAAGGCTAATTAAAGTCCAGACCCGTTATGTGTATTGTTAATGGTAGATATAATGGGTTAATACACCCATTAAATGGGCTGTTTAAGAGGCTCTTGCCTTCTTGACCCTGTAGCCTTCATAGTACCCGGCACTATTTTCAAAGAAGTGTCGTTGGTATCCATAGTAGGCATTTATGAACAGCATCTCCTGAATTTGATTTGCGTTCATACCTCGATTAGTACCGTAGGCGCTAATCAAATTTTGTTGTTCGGTTGTTAGTCCAAAACCAAACCTGGCTCGACGTCGAGCGGCTTCTTCTTCTACGTCAACTTCAGGAAGTCCAACTCCAATTGTTTTGAGTAGACTTTTATTTTTTGTTTCTGCTATCATGGCCAACAAGGCCTGGCCACCACGAGTGTTTGGATTTGCCATGATTGACAGTAGATCTGTGATCCCTGTGGCATCTGCCACAGCCTCGATAATGTTAGTAACCATGGCAATCACTGCTTTGAGTCCATTGGCATAGGTCCAAAATCCTTCAGGCATTTTTGTTGAATTCACTATGGCCGCGTTGGCCGATTCACCGGCAGCAACCCCTGCATCTGCACCCAGGCTGGCCGCTGTGGACGCAATTTTCGTTCCGAGATTGATAGCAAATGTCAACATACCTGCAATGGTGGTATAGATTGCATAACCAGTTTGTACTGCATTTGCAACTTCTGCCACCAGTTGCAGTGCAGAGTCAAGAATACCTTTTTCTGCATCTGCTGCCGCTTGCTGGACTTCAGGATTGGTTGAAAACTTAACTGCCTCCAGTGCGGCAATTAAATTTGTTTCTGCCAGACTGTGCAGGGGATCTCCTGGGTCAGAATGTGCATCATAATAGGTCAGTGCAACTTTAAGAGCTTTACCTTCGGGTGTTTGTTCAAGCCTGTCATTGGCTTCTGATATCAATTGAAATGCTTCAGTGTGTGCGGCACCGCCTGCTGTGCCAATCAAGTCTTGTATTGTGGCATCGCCAAACAATCCGTTGCCATAACCTAGATACGGCTTTAGTGAAGCCATGTCGCTGGCAAAGTTTGGATTGTTCAATAATCCCACGTCTGGTAATTCCAATTGATCTAAGGTGTCTGCAAACAATTCCCAAGTGATTCGTTCACGCATGGCCAGGGTAGCAATGGTTTGTCCCAGACCTTGTGTCATGTTACCATATGGTAAATTGTCCAGAGCTTGTCTTGAGATAACATTGTCAGCATAACATAAATCTGCCGCTGTTTGTATGTTCCAAGGCTTGGCTAGGTTACATCCTGTGCGTTCAATGATGGCCTGCAGATTTGTTCCAGTGATGTTTTTTAGACCTTGCAATAATGTGTAGGGGCTGGAATAATAAACATCGTCATCATCGTCAATGAATACCGATGCTTTTAACATTGCTTCGCGCAAGCCCACGTCCTCGGACATGCCTTGATCACGCAAGCTAATGATCAGTCCTGCAGGAGTACCAATCCATTGAGCATCGTTTGGACTCCACAATGTACCAATATCTCGCATGGCCTGTGATACTGCACGTAGTCCTGCACGTATCTGATCTCCGTTAATACTGATCCCTGATGCTATCAGGCGTCGACCATTTTCTGTATTGTCAGCACCGGGACCAAAATTAGCAGTAACACCACCAGAAATTAAATCTACAAATGTTTTACATGCAGTGAGCAATTCACTGACAGCACCTAATGCACCAAAGATGCTGGCAAAACCATTACCTGTAAAACTTGCCTGAGCATATGATCTGGCACGAAACATATTTTCCAAAAACTTCATTGGGCTTTGCACAAGGTCATTCACTCGTTGCACAACAGACTTCACAATAGCATTTGGATTGACTCCAGCGGCTTGCGCCCCTGCGTTGACTGCACTCAGTCCAACCATTAGCGCAAATCCACTGGCATTGTTGCGAATAGCGTTGACCAGGATCACACTGGTACTGGCGGCATTCACAATGGATGTCAACTGCCCGCAGGTACGTGTTACATTTTGTAATCCACTGGCAGCTGCCGCAAAACCTGTTGGCGCAATGATAGCCAAAGGATCGTTCAAAAAACCCAAAACAGCCTGTGCCTGTGGATAGGTAATCTGCGGCTTGGGAGGCGGATTTGGGTAAGGTGACGGGGCTTTGGGTTGGGCGCCTATTACTACTGAAGTCATTGTGTTTTATCCATCATTATGTACTTATCTTGGTACAAATATGAGTATATTAAACAGTTATAATACCGCTGGGATTAACAGACTCAATTCCGGTGGTGGTCTTGATGTAGTAATCTTGCACTTCACGTGCGCTAGGAGCATGGAACAGCACATGATTCTTGCTGACAGTGATATCCATGGCTGGATCTGCTGTGAACAAACTGGCAATCAGCATGATGCCCTTTTGGCTAGGAACCACAGTACAAGGGCGCTCTAGCTTGTAGTGAGTGTCTGTTTCTTCTGCCACACGGCCAATGATCTCGTCGCCGTTTGCAAGTTTGAATGTCACGAGTGCATTTGCATCGTACTTGGTTGATTTCGAAATTAACATTTTATCCTTTGAGAGTTTGAAAAAATTCAGAGTCTTTTTTAGCAAGCCCTTGATAGCCACCTTCAACCAATAGCTTACCATCTTTGTAAATCTGTGGTACTGTGCGATGTCCTTCAGCTAGTATGAAATCCTTTGCTGATGCATCTTCGTCAATCTTTACTTCTGTGTAGTCAACACCTTTGAGCTTGAGCAAATTCTTTGCTTGTACGCAGAAGGGGCAGTTGTTTTTTGAATATACTGTTACCATTTATAAACTGAATCCTTTGAATGTATCATTGGTGACGTCTTGCTTGGTGCCGCCAATCACATAAGTAGTTATCTCAGTTTCCTGGGGGGCCACTTGAACTTCAGACCCGGCGATCCACTTCTGTGTCCAAGGCAGGGGATTTGACCCTGTCTTGATACCGCACTTCAGGCCAACCGTGTGCATACG